GGGTGTTTCTTGCGCAGGGTTTGGCAGAACCAGCCCAGAACGAACACTTGTTCCCCCCCATCTGGTGCCAGAACCGGCCAGTGGCACGGTTGCCTGGACATTATGCGGCGCACAACGGCGTGCACTGGGACCATTTCCGCTGGTCAGGACGGCCCAACGCGCCCGCGCCCCTGCGCACGTTGGCTCCCCGCCGGACCGGTGCCCGGACCCCCCTAGGGGGGGGTCCGGGTGCGCGCGTGTGTATGTATAGATAAGGATCTATAGCGCGATTGGGTATATATCTTTGGCCTGTACGCGTATAAGGTACTTAGTACCAATGCCCCCGGCTGGGGGCCGGGGGCATTGTACTTAGTACCACATCCCCCCCTCTAAAAGCGAGGTTCGTCCCACAGTTTCCACAGATACTTCGCATACACAACACAGATGCCCGAATGGGACACTCCCGTGTTATGGTAGACCTATGAACCAACCAAACGTCACCGTGCAGAAACGCATCATCGCAATGGGCGCAGGCCACTGGCTCCAACGGTACGCCGTCGTTCAAGACGGGCGCATCAAAGAACTATTCATCAACCGAGAGGACGCGGAACACCTAATGAACATGATTATCGACAACTGGACGGAAAAAGAGTAATGCCTCAGAACGGTGGTGGGCGAGGTTGGGTCTGGGACGAGGAGGCAGGCGAGAAGATCATGCCAGACCTCTGGCATGGGTTTCTTGACTGGCTTCTGAAAGGCCCAGAGCGCGAACCGCGAACGCAACGTGAGTGGGCAACCGAGAACGACATCCACGAAGACTCCCTAAGGCGCATCAAACGCGACCACCGGTTCATCAAAGAATGGGACCGGCGCGCCGCAGAACTGAACATCAACCCGGAACGGGTTCAGAGCGTCATCGACTCGCTCTGGCAGAGGGCTTCCGATGGCGATGTGAAGGCTGCGAATCTGTATTTGCAGTATATTGAAAAGTTCACTCCGAAGCGTAAGATCGTGGTGGATGATGAGCGGGACATTGCAGGCTTTTCAGATGAAGAGTTGGCTTCCGCTTTGGAGGCTGAGGTGCGACATTTGAGGATGGTGGAAGATGCCTAAGGTTGGTGGTAAGCATTATTCGTATAGTGCGAAGGGGAAGGCTGCTGCTAAGGCGGCGGCGAAGCGGACCGGTAAGAAGGTCACTCACGCTAAGAAGCGCAAGTAATGCCGGGGCATGTGTTGCATGAGGGCAAGTGGGTTCCGTATTACGTGCGGGAAGAGGCGTTGGGTGAGCATCCTGCGTTGGATCCGTTTGACGATGACGAGGTTTTGGAGTGTGGCCTTGACCATGTTGAGGTCTGCGAGTCATGTCAGTGAGGGAGTGGATCATGTGCGGGGTGGTGTGCGCCCTGTTCGCGTGTATTGCGCTCACGGTTTGGGGTTTGGGTCGGACGTTACAATCGTTGTTCGATTAGATGAGCCGTGTCACTAAGTTGGGCGTGGCTCTTGCGGGCCTGTTGATGGCGGTCAGTGTCCTGATCGGATGCGGACCTGACGATACGTTGAACGCCCCTGAGGATTATGCCGAGTTTCTTTCTCATCCCCCTGCGGGATGAAAGTTTGGATAGATCAGGATCTGTGCACGGGTGACGGTCTGTGTGCTGAGATAGCCCCTGAAGTGTTTTTGATGGAAGAGGACGGTTTGGCTTATGTCGCTGAGGCGGGTGTGAGAATACCCGGTGAGGGTGCTGAGGCTTTGGCTTCGGTTCCTGATGGTCAGGTGGATGCGGTTATTGAGTCGGCGGAGGATTGTCCGGGTGAGTGCATTTTTATTGAGGTTGGATAATGGGGCGGTTGAGTGAACTTCGGCAGGAGGCGGAGTGGCGTCACTGTGTTGCCGATGAGTCGTATTTCTTACGCAAGTATTGGCATATTGCTCATCCTGCTCATGGTCGAATACTGTTTGATCTCCGGGCGGCTCAGTCTGAGGCTTTAGAGCGGTGGGCTAATAACCGTTATTCGTTGACGTTGAAGGCCCGTCAGATTGGATGGACGACGTTGGTCGCCGCCCACCAGTTTTGGTTGGCGTTTTTTCACGACGATCAGAACATTATTGATTTGTCGCGTACAGAGCGGGAGTCTGTGCTGCTGCTGAAGAAAACGAAGTACGGTTTGAAGCATATGCCGGACTGGTTGTTGGAGCGGGGGCCGGATTCGATTGTTGAACATCAGCAGAGGATGGGTTTTAGTAATGGTTCGCAGATTGCTTCGATGCCGTCGGCATCTGATCCTGCGCGTGGGGAGTCCGCGTCGCTGGTTGTGGTCGATGAGTGGGCGTTTTTGCCCAACCCGGAGGAAGCATGGGCTTCGATAGAGCCGGTTGCTGATGTGGGGGGTCGAATCATTGGCCTTAGCACGGCGAATGGAAGCGGAAACTTCTTTCACCACCTATGGACGGGTGCCACGACGGGGAATAATCGCTTCGATCCGATGTTTTTTCCGTGGTCTGCGTCGGAAGACCGCGACATTTCGTGGTATGAGTCGAAAAAGGACGCCATGCTGCCGTGGCAGTTGGCTCAGGAGTACCCGACTACGCCTGAAGAGGCGTTTGTAAGGTCTGGGAACCCTGTTTTTGACTTGGATGTGCTGGATGGCATGTCCATTCACCTGAAAGAAGGCGAACGGGGCTTTTTGCATGAGATTCAGAAGAATGTTTTGGAGTTTCGATGCTGACGGTGTGGGAACGGCCTAAAAGGTGGAGTGGTTACCCGCTGGGGGTGGACACGGCGGAGGGTTTGGGTCATGGCGACTACTCCTGTGTGCAGGTTATTGACGCTAAGGAGGGTCAGCAGGTCGCTATTTGGCATGGGCGCATTCCGCCTGACGAGTTGGCCTATGAGGTTTACAACATTGGCATCTGGTATGGGAACGCCTTGTGTTGTGTAGAGTCGAACAACCACGGGTTGACGACGATTGTGCAGTTGCGCCAGTTGGGGTATCCCAACCTGTTCCGTAAGCGTTCTTTGAATAACGAGTCGAATAAGATGACTCAGGAGTTTGGGTGGAAGACGACGCGTACGTCTAAGCCTTTGATGATTGATGATTTGGGTATGGCGTTGAAGAACGACGAGTTGGTTTTGCATTGCCGCGACACGATTGGCGAGTTGCGGACGTTTACCCGCAATGAGCGGGGGTCGATGTCGGGGTCGCCGTACGATGACCGGGTGATGGCTCTTGCTTTGGCGAATCAAATGCGCAAGTATGCGTTCATACCGGAGTATGTTCAGACGGTGGATGACACGTTTACGTTTGATTGGTGGCGTCGCCAGATCCCGTCGCATGAACCTGAGGATTCCACCATCGGCACTAATGCGTTTCGTGGGACAGCCTAAGTCTCTGTGTAGGACAATCTAACGAAAGGGAAAGTCCTTGAGCAAGCCAAACAAGTACAATGCCTCTGGCATGGGTGCGCAGCCGAAGTTGAACACAAAGCAGTTGTATAATGGTCCTGCCCGTCCGGGTGGGTCGCAGAAGGCGACTGTCAACTTCACAGGCGACGACAACGCTCATCCCGGTGAGTTGGGTTCCGGTATCAGGGTGCGCGAAACTCCGCACAACCAGCACGGTCATACCGGCAAGGTTGAGCCGTCAGCCGTCCAGCCGAAGAGCGCCAATCACCCAACTTGATCCTCCCGCCGGATGCCACATTTGTAGAGTTCCGCGAGTACGTGGAGTCTTTGCATGGTCCTAAGGGGGACGCCGAGATGGCGGACCTGTGGGAGTGGCGCCAAAAGTTGTTGGGGGTGAAGGTTGTGACCGGACGCACGATACGTGAGATGCTGCCCCCAGATGAGCAGCATTTGACTTTGCGTGAACGTGAACGAAAGGTTATCGCTGACGCTCGCGCAGCCGGGATAGAACCCGAAAGGGCACCTGCCTAATGGCAAAAGCCGACCATTACGAAGAGGTCCATAACCGGTTGGAGATGGCCCGACGGTGGCGTACCGAAGAGGGGTACGACGCTAAGTGGCATCGTCTAATCGACCTGTACCGGGGTAAAACCTATTTTGGGGTTCGTAGCCCCGCAGACGGATACGACCGCGTATCTGTAAACCTCGCGTTTTCAACAGTGAACGTGATCGAACCGTCTGTCGCCGTGAACCATCCAAAGATCACGGTCATGGCGAATCAGGAACAGGATCAGGACCGGGCCATTTTCGTGGAGTCGGTAGTCAACTATCTGTGGCGCCATCACGACTACCAGAAGCC